TTAGTCTCGGCTTCCCTATTATCTATCAATCGATACTGGTCGCCCCCATAAGAAAGTGATGGTGGAGGCGGGGAGAATCGCACTCCCGTCTTGCCTAGTTTTCAGTCTACGTCAACAACTAATCTCTTAAATCTCTTATTGGTACCAGCACTTCTGCGGAACTATGATAGTACGACCGTACTGGTCTAGCACGTAATTACCATATTCGTCACGAGCATAATGAGCAGGCTCACACACCACAGCAGTTTGAGGTACCACTACCACTTGGGGTGGAGCATTACGATACCGATCCTCATATTGATGTCTACTGATAATTCCACCAAGAATGATACCGCCCAAAAGTGGAGCTACCCAGCCTCCACCGTTGCCGTGATGCTCATGATACTCATAACCACCGCGATGCTCATCCGCAAAAGCAGGAGTAGCAAGCAATGACAAGGCAGCAACAGCTACAATTAACTTTTTCATACATAGTCTCCTCAGACCATTATTTCAGTCTGTTTCTATTATATTTAGTTTAGAAGCAATTGTCAAGCGAAATATGTACCCAAAACTAAGTTTTTTAGAGAGTTTCCCCATATAAATATCATGATGACCAACACAAAGCTAGATACTGACCAGATCATACTGTGGTTCAATATGATCAGAGAATTGCCCGAGCCTGAACGCACAAGAGGGCTAGATGCCTTTTGGGACGGTCAAGTACACAGTAAGATATGGCTATCTGAAGTACTGAATAAACATTGCACAAACATGCTTCCTAGCAACATCTACATCTTCGGTGGATGGTTGGGTGTGTTGGCTAGTATTCTATTTCAGAATAGCAAATTCTACATTGACACCATCTATAACATTGATCTTGATCCGTGGTGCAAACCAAATAGCGAAAAATTAAATCAATCTTATATGAAAATGGAACGGTATCAAGCAGAAACTGCCGACATGAAAGAATACGAGTATCATGATACTCCGGATATCGTCATCAACACAAGCACGGAGCATGTAACGCAAGAAACATATGATCAATGGTACGATAACATACCAAGAGGTTCATTAGTTGTTGTTCAAGGAAATGACTTCTTCTCTTGTGATGAGCATGTAAGATGCAGTAGCAGCCTAGACGAGTTCATTACAATCAATCGTGTCATTAATCCTATCTTTGCTGGGCAGTTACCAACTACTATGTATAACAGATTTATGTGTGTCTTCCGTAAGACTTAATACTTACTTCCGTACCTAGCTTTCAACCAATCCCAATAATAGCTCTGACGCAGTTCAGTTAGTTCACCGTTGACTTCGTTATAGAACTCAATACCGTCTTCTGCACCTTTGATAGACCACTCGCCGTAGTTGCCCTTACCAACACTAGTCCATACTCCAAGTCTTGTCTTGGCAAGTTCGTCCCCTGCATCTGAATAGAGTTTTAGCTTCACTGCTTCTCTGAAAGCAGTTCTCCATGTGCTATATTCATCAGTATCACCTAGCACTGTACCCGAGTTAAGCTCTACTGACATGTGAGGACTATCTAATGTAAAGTCTAACCCAACTCCCTTGTTACCAAGGACCAACTTCTTATTATATAGCACCATTGATTGGTGTCCATAGAACAAGTCATTGACTGGATTCAAGGCATTGAAGATGTAGTGTTTTGGTTCCTGCAATCTATCTGCTTGATAGTTCCAGTCAAACTTCTTATTGACAAACAGCTTTGCAGGAATACAGAAGAACCAAGGTGTCTCACTGCTTTCAGCAGCAGTGTGCAGTGCTTCTGTTCTACCATTGATACCATCAACTCGGTGAATTTTGTTAGGTAGACCTTTGGTGAATTTCAACAAGTGTTCATAGTTCTGATCAGCTACAGTTTCCCCGTTGCTAACGAACACGATGTCAAGAGGTACACTCTTTGTGAGCTTAGGCATTCTCTTGATATAAGGATAATCGTATAATTCGTTTTTAACAAAATCTTTAGCCTCAGCAGGCACGATGATGCGTGTAGCGCCCGTACTTGTGATAATAATATTCTTCGTTTCAGGTGACCATAGATTCATAGGTTCATCAGGAGGTGTTTCCATAAACACATTATCAACTGTAATGAATGTAGCATATGGGAAGCCCGTTACCTGTGTGATTGCATTAACATGTGTGTCGTCACGAGTCACAACGAGAGGTTCCGGCAAACGAGAAGTCTTCACTGTGTTGTTAAAATTGACCTTATGATATTCTTCCAGCTTCTCCATGTCATCAATGATTTCTTTAGTCTTGTTCACATCAATGAAGAATGTATCACCGAACTTCTGCGTACCGCTAGGGAACACATGCAGGTTATCCTTAGAGAATGGATCACATACATAGGTGAAATCAAACTGTGAATAGTCGCATACGCTTGAACAAATCCAAAGATAGTGTTCTTTTCTTTCTGGCAACTTTTTAATAAAGTTCTTGAGGGTATTCAAATAGCTTTCGTTATACGGTATTGTAGTCAACAGTTTTCTTGCAGCTTTTTGTTCTACTTGAACACTGATCTTTAGTAGTTCACTGTTCCCGTGATCAATCATCACTATATCATGGACACATGCGGTAGCCTTTGCCCTGATTGTCTTGACAAAATTCAAATTAGATAGATGCTCAATGATTTTAATGTACTTTGTATCTTGTACAAATGTTTCGCGGTTAACCATGAATGTAGTTCCCCAGTGTGACCACTGAGTACCGAACACATGAACCATCTTCATCTGCCAAAGGTTAGGGTAATAACTGAAGTCAAAGTCTGTATAATCTAATTCTGAATTCAATACCCATAGTAACTGACTAGTTGCACGATTAGTGCAGCGAGTAATCGTATCTACCCAAGAATTTAGATAACGAGTCTTTTGAATCTTGTTACCAAATATAGCTTTTAATGAATCAAATCTTGCAGCAGATTCGGTATTACCCTTATCAACAAAGAATACATCTACTGTTTCAGAAAGTGTGACGGGTTCTGCGATAACTTCAATGACCTCTTCTGTTTCTTCTACGATGAACGCTTCTTCTATTTCAACACGAGGAACATTAATAATATCTCCTGTTGTCCCTGGAGTTGTATACACCGGACCATCTAGCGAGTCAGCCGAAGTTCCAAACTGATATGTATAAGGCGTAGCAGCAGGATGAGGAATCCAAGAGAAGTCAAACTTAGAAACATCTATCTTATTTGATACAGTCCAGTTTTCCATATTAGGCGCGAGTCTAGCTACTAGCTCAGTCATAAACTTAGCTTCTGTTGCCCCCTCCACTTTGTATTCAATCGTAGGCATTTCTTCTGCTGAATACCAGTTGTTACCGAACTGATAGATATAAGGAGGAGATAAATCATCTGGATGCCATGACCAGTCAAAGTCTCTAATTTTTGCACCACCTAGAACAGTGAATCGTGACTTATTAGGAAGATTCTTAGCTCTGAGATTTGGCCCATCAATATATTTAATAGCTGAACTACTATCAGCACCTGGTGTAATATAGCGCGGCCCACTTGTCTTCTGCCATTGAGTTCCGAACTGATAAATGTAAGGTTCATCTGTGTCATCTGGATGCCAAGAGAAGTCAAACGCAGAAGCATCAACATTATCCGGAACTATCCAATTATTCTGACTAGGTAGCTTTCTTGCTTTGACATCAGATACGTACTTAGTTTCTGTCGCGCCTTTTACTATGTACTGAGGACCGCCTGTCTTTTGCCATTGAGTTCCGAACTGATAGATATACGGTGGATCAAAAGGAGAAGGTTCCCAGCTAAAGTCAAATTTACTTACATCAATACCTTCAGGTATCACCCAATTATCCATACAAGGCAGTCTAATAGCCCTGTCTTCCATGTATTTGATTTCTGTTGCACCATCTACTGTGTATTGAACACTAATTTTATCTTCTGGTTTATTCCATTGATTACCCCATACATAGATGTAGGGAGGTTCCTTAGGATGCGGTCTCCAGCTAAAGTCAAATTTGTCTTCATCAATAAGATTGTGTATCACCCAGTTATCACGATTAGGTGTTAACTGTGCAACAATACCTGAAACATATTTCAATGCTTTAGCATCACTCATGCAATACTCTACAGTAGGCATTTCCTCTGCAGGATATTGAGTATTACCAAATTGATAGATATAAGGACTTTCAGTATCATCAGGATGCCATGACCAATCAAAATCTGTGATATCATACATCACATTCCAGCAAGGGTTGTTCTTGTTCGGAAGCCTTGTAGCCTTGAGAATACGAGTGTCAATATACTTAGTAGGAGAACTACTGTTAGCACCAGGAGTGATGTAACGAGGTCCTCCTGTTTTCTGATGCTGTGTACCGAACTGATAGATATATGGTTGATCTTCTACATAAGGATGCCATGAGAAATCAAAACTGTTTACATCAATCTCAGTCTCATCATATACCCAGTTAGTAAGATCAGGTTTAGCTATCGCTATTTGATCATCAACATACTTTGTTTCTGTAGCTCCAGGGACACAATAGACTGGGCCTCCGCTAAATGCCCACTGAGTAGCAAATACGTAAATATAACCAGGGCTAGTAGCATCTGGATGCCAAGAGAAATCAAAACTACTAACATCCACATTTTCAGGGGATGTCCAATTGTCCATGTTAGCAAGTCGTTTAACTTTCTGAAAATCAACATATGTCTTCTCCGTTGCACCCTCTACTTCGTATTGCGGGCCACCCGTCTTCTGCCACTGAGTAGCAAACTCATAGATATAAGGAGGAGCAGCCGGGCTAGGCTCCCATGAATAATCAAATCCAGTATCATCAATACCAGAAGGTATTACCCAGTGTGACTTATTTGGTTTGCGAATCGCATGACTATCCATATACTGATAGGTTGTTGCACCGGGAACAACATACTGCACTGAAACTTTATCTACTGGCTTGTTCCATTGGTTGCCCCATGCATATATAAATGCAGGAGCAGTGTTGTCAGGGTGCCAAGAGAAATCAAACTTTGATTCGTCAATTGATTCTAG